CGGTTCTACATCATCCGGTCCGGGATTTAGTATTGGGCCTGATGGTTTTGCTGTTGCTAACGAAACAAGTTCAACAGTTGGTTCAATAGTTGGTGCTGTTATGGGTATGATGACTGGTCTTCCTTCATCAGTAACTTCTCAACTTGGAAAAGCTGCTGTTAATCAATCAAACTTTTCTAACGCGCAAGCAGCAATGGGGTTTAATGTCGCTGTTTCTGATACAACTGCTGCTGCTAATAATGAAGGTGTAACTAGCGCTGCTGCAACAACTGGTCCGTCTGGTACAGGTGGTAGCGCAGCCTCTGCTGCTGCCGCTGCCGCTGCTGCCGCCGCTGCTAATGGTATGTCTGCAGAAGCTCAGGGTGCAGCTTCACAGGCTGCTGCAACCGCTACTATTGGTGGTGCCTCTGCTTCTGAAGCTGCTACTGCTGGTGCCAACGCTGCCGCCACTGCCGATCAAGGTGATGTTGCTGAAGGTGGTGCTGTTGCCGCTGCTGGTGATAACGCTGCAGCCGGTATTGGTGGTGTTGGTACTGGTGCAAGTGATGGATCAGGCTCCGGTGCTGGTGCAGGTACTGGTGGTGCCAGTGCTGGTGACAGCGGAGATGGTGGTGTAGGCGCTGCCTCTGCTGGTGACGGATGGGCCAAAGGTGGCTTTGTCTCTAAACGTAAAGATAAAAAGACTGGTAAGTCTACAAGTTTTGTAACCCGTCAGAAGTAATAGCGTACAATATGAATACCAGAGTCTGTGGTGGGCAGACTGGTACTAAACAATACCCACCATCATTGGCTACCTGACTCCGAGACATGTTGTCTCCTACAGTGCAGCCCCAACTTAAAAGGTAAATATGACTGAAGTAGTCTTGGAACAAAAATCGCAGACGACAGCGCTTGCTCCGTTTGGTAAACGCAACACCAACCGTGAACGCATTGAACGCGAAGAGCAGGAACTGAAAGAACTCACTGAGAAGAATGTAGAGAAATCTGCAGCTGTTGAAGATGGCGCAGAAGACGACAGCAACTTGTCAGCAGAAGAGAAGAGCTTTAAGAAGCGCTATGGTGATCTTCGTCGTCACTCACAGCAACAACAGCTTACCCTGCAAAAGCAAATTGACGAACTGCGTACACAACTTACTCAGTCTACCGAGAAACAAATCAAGCTACCAACGAACGAAGAAGACCTTGCTCGTTGGGCAGCGACCTATCCTGACGTGGCAAAGATTGTAGAGACAATCGCCATCAAGAAAGCTAAAGAGCAAACTGCTTCTATGGAGCAACGCTTTGCTGCACTGGATGAACAAGAGAAGATGACAGCACGTGAGAAGGCTGAGCTTGAGCTGATGAAGATTCATCCAGACTTTGACACCATCCGAGACACCGATGACTTCCATGACTGGGCAGACGAGCAACCTAAGTGGGTGCAACAAGCCCTATATGAGAATGATACAGATGCTCGTGCTGCTGCTCGTGCCATTGATCTTTATAAGGCTGATCGCAACATGGCTAAGACGAGGTCGAAGAAGGAAGATACTTCTGCAGCACAAGGTATCCGTACCCGTGGCGAACGATCTGCACCTACTCGCAACGATACCGAAGGCGTTATGTACGAGTCTCAGGTGGCTAAGATGTCTAGTAAGCAGTATGAAGCCAACGAAGAAGCCATCATGAAGGCTATGCAATCTGGTAAATTTGTGTACGATTTGAGTGCTGGTGCACGATAATAGTTGACACGGGCTGAAAAAGTCTGGTATAACTTTTAACATGAGCGAGATGGTTGCGTCTAATGCAGCTGTCTCCTCTGTTAAAACTTAGGTGCTTATTGCCGACAGTAGCTAGTCCACCAATAACACTATGTAGTTTTTAGTAGTAAGTCAACGTGACATTGTTTGTCATTGTTGTTGTTAGCGCAAAACGTTAGTGAGCAGACAACCTAGTTGATCTAGCCTATACGAATACCTTAATAGCTAGGGGGTATTCTTATACACCTAGAAGAGACAGCCCTGTGGACTATGTGAGCGTATGTTTTATATGTATGCCAATATATCTATAGGAGATTTAAAATGGCTTTTCCAGCAGTTCCCGGCTACGGCCAACTTAGCAACGGCAATTTCAGCGCCGTAATTTATTCCAAAAAAGTACAACTCGCATTCCGCAAGTCGTCTGTGGTTGAAGACATCACCAACAACGACTACTTCGGTGAGATCGCTCAGATGGGCGACAGCGTCAAGATCATCAAAGAGCCAGAAGTTTCTGTGCAAGCTTACAAGCGTGGCACCCAAATCACTGCTCAAGATCTGGACGACGAGGACTTCACACTGGTTGTCGACCAAGCAAACTTCTTTGCTTTCAAAATCGACGACATCGAAGCTGCTCACTCGCACGTGAACTTCATGCAAATGGCTACTGACCGCGCCGCTTATCGCTTGCGTGACCAGTATGACCAAGACGTGTTGGGCTACTTGTCTGGCTATACACAGTCTGCTCTGCATGCTGCTGCCGACACCGCTCGTACCTCTTTCCCCGGTACTAAAGCTGTCGCCACCGCTGGCTCTGACGAACTGTTGTCGAGCATGAAGCTGATCAAGTCTAGCTTCGGTAACATCACCACTTCGTCTGCTGGTGACCACTCCATTCCTTTGGCTCCTCGTTTGCCCGGTGCAACTGCACTGCCCACTGCCACTGCCTCGCCTTTGATGGTGATCGCACGTATGGGTCGTCTGTTGGATCAGCAGTTCGTTGACACCCAAGGTCGTTGGTTGGTCGTCGACCCAGTGTTCGTTGAAATGTTGAAGGACGAAGACAGCCGTCTGTTGAACGCCGACTTCGGTGGTTCCGGTCTGCAAAACGGTCTGGTCATCAACAACCTGCACGGTTTCCGTATCTATGTGTCGAACAACCTGCCACGTTTGGGCACTGGTCCCGGCACTGCTGGTACAGCTAACCAGAACACTGACTTCGGTGTGATCGTTGCTGGTCAAGACGCTGCCGTGGCAACTGCTCAGCAGATCAACAAGACCGAGAGCTACCGCGATCCCGACAGCTTCGCTGACATCGTGCGTGGTATGCACCTGTACGGAAGAAAAATCCTTCGTCCGGAAGCCATCGTGACTGCAAAGTACAACGTGGCCTAATGTGCTAATATAGCGATATGAAAACACAGCTGCAACTCAGAGAAGATCATCCCCATAAAAATGGGAGGAACTGCACTGATTGCGGCGTGTTTAAGTTAGCTAGTGAGTTTAACTTAGAGCGTGATGCTAGAGCTTCTGGTGGGGTGACAATGCGAGCGCAGTGTCGTCCGTGCCGTGAGCATGTCAAGTGGAAGTCTTTCATTCAACGTACCTACGGTATCACTGCCGAAGAATACTATGACATGTTAGCTGCCCAAGATAACAAGTGTGCTATCTGTGAATCTGAAGAAGTAAATAGCTCCAGAGTCTCTAGCGGTAAACTTTTTATTGATCACTGTCATGACACTGGTAAAGTCCGAGGTCTTCTCTGTTCTAAGTGCAATCACTCCATCGGTCTTCTGAACGATGATGTTAATTTGCTTCGTAAAGCTATCGATTATTTAACCAACTCTTAAAGGAAATTTAAAATGGCTACTGTTACTACCCTCGCTGGTGGCGCTTCCGCTGGTCGCACTGCTGGTTCCGTTCCCTATCTCGTCGATGCCACCATCGACTTCGCTGCTGCCGCTACCGCCAAAGGTTCTGCCTTGGCTGCTGCTGACATCATCGAGTGCATCTCTGTTCCCGCCAACACTCTCATCTTGAACGCTGGCTTTGAAGTTATCACTGCCGCTGGTGGTGAGTCTTCTGACACCACTTACGACTTGGGCGTGACTGGTGTTGACGTTGACGTGTTCGTTGACGGCTTCGACGGTGACGCTGCTGCTGCTGGTGCTTACGCTCAGAACGCTGCTGCCTTCCAACCTGTCGTGATCGGCACTGCTGACACCATCGACTTGGTCATCGCCACTGCCACTACCGCTCCTACCTCTGGTTCGTTGCGTGTGTGGGCTGTGCTGGTGAGCGTTGACGGTCGTCCTGCTACTACCGAAGTCGACCGCGACCAACTGGCCTAATCTTTTAGGCTGACCTAAGAGGGAGGGTCTTTCACGAGGCTCTCCCTTTTGTTGTTTGAAACATACAGGAACATATTATGGCTATCACATCTGCACTCTGCACCAGCTTCAAGAAAGAATTGTTGGAGCGTAAGCACGACTTCAATGCCACTAGCGGTCACACATTCAAGATTGCTCTGTACACATCGTCTGCAACTCTCGGTGCATCCACTACCGCTTACACCACCAGTAACGAAGTTGTTGGTACAGGTTACACAGCTGGTGGTGTGACATTGACAAACATCGACCCAACATCATCGGGCACTACAGCCTTTGTAGACTTTGCCGATGCAACATGGCCTAGCGCAACCATCACTGCTGCTGGCGCTCTCATCTATAACACCACCACTGACGGTGGCTCTGGTACAACCAACGCTGTTGCTGTCATCTCTTTTGGTGGTGACAAGACTTCGACTAACGGCGACTTTGTTGTGCAGTTCCCTGCAGCAGACGCAAGCAACGCAATTATTCGTTTGGCATAAGGTTGCTTAAATGGCAACAACAACACGCACTGGCGCTATATACGGCATAGGTACCTACGGTACCAGTCGTTATGGCGTTAGCAATGTTGCTTACGTACCAGACGGTGTAGTCTCTGTAGCCACTTCAGACAGTGGTGTTGTCATCACTGCTGATGCCAACCATGTTGTTGTCAGCCTTGTCAGTCCAGCCATTGTAGGCAGCGTAGGTATTGTTGGCGTTGCTGTCACTAGCCTTGTTGGTGTGGTTGCTACAGGCGCTATAGGCACTGTAGCTTTGTCGCTTGGTTGCACCACAGACGTTACAGGTGTAGCTGCTACAGGCGCTGTTGGTAGTTTGGTTGTTGTCGCTAAAGCCAACACACCATTGGTTGGTGTTGTCGCTACAGGTGTTGTCGGTGTGACAACAATCGTTGCTAATGCGACAACACTTGTCACAGGCTCTGAGGCTGTTGGTGCTATTGGTGTTCCTGATGTTCGCTCCATCAACCGTATTCCTGTAGATGGTGTAGCTGCTACAGGCGCTGTAGGCGATCTAACAATTGTTGCAGACTCTAACATCACATTTGTTACAGACGCAATCAGTGTTACACTCGGAGATGCTATTGCTAAAGCATCATCTCTCACAATCGTTAGTGGTGTATACGCTACAGGTATTATTGGTGATGTCGCTGTTGCTGAAAATGCTAGACCAACCTTTGATGGTGTCAGTGCTGCAGCAGTTGTAGGAGATGTGACAGTTGTTGTGGCTGTGTTTGATTACAACGCTGTTGCTTCTTTGTATGCTAGAACTAGGGCCGTGTATGTTGAACGTAAGTCAACAAGCAAAGAACGCACTATAGCAATTGCTGCACAGCCCCGTATTGTTTATGTTGAAGCTAGGGCTACGCCATCTACACGAACATATAACGTGTCGACAGAAGACAGAAAAGTGTACACGTATAGAAAGACTAGCTCGTCTGACAGAGCAGTGATGGTAGCTTAAATAGGATAGGAATAGATATATGTCGTTTAAATGGCCTCCAAAGGATAAGGACGAGTTGCTAGATTACAGTGTAGACTGGTCTAGGTTCTTGGGTGCTGCCACCATTAGCTCCATCACTTGGTATGTTGATGATGCAACTGGTACTAAAACTGCACTCACTGCTGGCAACACAGTCAATGGTATTCAGAACGTTGCACAGACCATCAGCGGTGGTGTAGCCACCATCAACCTTGGTCTTGGTACAGCCAACTACGACTACAAATTTACATGCCGTATGGAAGACAGCGCAGGCAGCATTGCTGAACGAGTTATTCGTTTGAAGATTAAGGAACAATGATATGGCATACGACTACATCGGACTTGTCAACGAAGTCAATCGTCGACTCAACGAAGTGGAACTGACCTCTGGCAACTTTGCCACAGCTAAAGGTTTCTATTCGCAGATCAAGGACAGTGTCAACTCTTCCATTCGTGACATCAATCAAACACACTATGAGTGGCCTTTCAACCACGTACTTGCTGAAGACACATTGACAGCAGGTACAACCCGTTATGCTTTCCCTAATGATGCTGGGTCGATTGACTTCGATACCTTCCGCATCAAGGAGAGCACCACATTTGGCAATGCTACAGTGAAGCTTGGTGTTGTTGACTATGACGACTACCTCGAAAACTCTGTAGACCAAGAGTATGGTGACAACACTTCTAAGCGTCAGATTCCTGATGCTGTGTTTCAAGCACCTAGTTTGGAATGGGGTGTGACACCACCACCTGATCAAGCCTACGAAGTTGTCTACGAATACTACCGAGTTCCTGTAGATCTTGAGAGCGCCACAGACGTTCCTTCCATTCCAGAACGATTCCGTCATGTCATCATTGATGGCGCTATGTATCATGCTTACATGTTCCGTAGCAACGAACAAGCTGCCAACATTGCTAAAGGTAAGTTTGAAGAAGGCTTGAAGCGTATGCGTACCATCTTGGTCAATCGTTTCACATACATGCGTTCCACTGCCATTATTCAATCTGGTAGTGGTAGCTCTGCTTTTGGTGATCGGGTGCGCTGATGGCTGATGGACTCCAGACATATCCGTTTGAGTTCCGTGGTGGACTCATCTCCAACCTGTCTCCGCTGCAACAAGGTACACAGGCTCCCGGTAGCGCTCGTCTGCTGAAGAACTTTGAGCCATCCACTGACGGTGGCTACAAGCGCATCGAAGGCTACGACAAGTATTCAAGCTCGTTTGTTCCTGCTTACGGTGAACCAAAGGTGCAGGGATCTGGACAGACTGGTACAACTCTGGTGCTTGCCAACATCTATACCGCTCCCGTTGAAGGCTCCACATTCACCATTGCTGGTGTCACTGGTACCTACACTATCGCCACAGCAGGTGTGTCGTTTAACAGCACATACAAACAAGCAACACTGACACTGACAACATCGCTGGCTTCTAGCCCAGCCGATAAAGCTGCTGTCACCTTCACAAGTCATACAGGCACCATCAAAGGTGTTGTTGCTTGGAACGAGACAGTGTTGTCCTATCGCAACTCTGACATCTATTCCACCACTGGCACAACACACACTAAGGTGTCTACGCCTTCATACGGCACAGTGCTTGTGAACGGTGGTGCTCAGACAGGCGCTACATTGAACGTCGATGGTTTGACAGGCTTGCCACAGATTGGTGACACATTCTCCATCGCTGGTGTTGAGAAGGTGTACACAGTATTGGCTGTACCAACTGTAACGTCTGGTGCTGCTGCGTTGTCAATCTACCCTTCGTTAGCCTCTAGCCCTGCAGACAATGCAGCCATCACCATGCTGTCGTGTGACAGAAGCGGTGGTGGTAAGCTGCGTGTTGCTAAGTACAGAGTGTCTGGTGTAGACAAGGTTGCTGGTGTTGATGGTACCAACACACCCTTCATTTGGAACGGTACAGTCTTTGCAGAGATGACAGGTGCTCCGTCTGATGTGGTTGGTGCAAGCTTTATTTCTTACCATAAAAATCAAATGTTCTTCGCTAAAGGCGAAGTCTTGACATTTACGTCACCTTATACCGACACAGACTTCAGCGCTGCTAACGGCTCTGGTGTCATCAACGTTGGTGGACTCATCACAGGTATCATCCCTTTCCGTGAAGCTCTCATCATCTTCACAGACAAAACAATCAGTCAGCTTGTCGGTAACACTTTGCAAGACTTTGTGTTGCAACCTGTGACAAAGAATGTAGGTTGTGTTGCTCCTGACACTATTCAAGAAATTGGTGGTGATGTCATCTTCCTTGGTCCTGAAGGCTTGCGTTTGTTTAGCGCTACAGACCGTGTTGGTGACTTCAACTTGGGTGTGGTGTCTAAGCCTATTCAAAACGAGATGACAGCACTGATCGCTTCTAGCAGCAGCTTTGCCAGCTGTGTCATCAAGCAGAAGTCGCAATACCGCATCTTTGGTTACAACGCAACTGGTACATCTACAGCGAACGCTAAAGGTGTGTTGGGCACACAGATGGTTGGTGATAACACCAGCACTATGTCGTGGGCTGAGACATTGGGTATCAAAGCCTATGTTGCTGATGGTGACTACGAAAACCAAACAGAGACATTGGTGTTTGCTCACGACGATGGTTACATTTATGAAATGGAAAACGGCAACAGCTTTGATGGAACAAACATCATTGCTTCATTTGCTACACCTTTTGTTTCAATCAATGATCCACGTATTCGTAAAACGTTCTACAAACTATTCCTCTACACAGACCCTCAAGGGGGTGTCACCACCTCTGTCAACTTGAAGCTTGACTTTGACACACAGGGCAGCATTCAGCCTGACACTATTGAGTTGTCTAACGAAGCAGGCACTGTAGGTTTCTATGGTAGCTCTGGTGCTAGATATGGCACCACAGTGTTTGGAAGTAAGTTGGTGAAGCAGTTTGAGACTCAAGTGATTGGGTCGGCTTTTAGCGTGTCGCTGCAGTTTGTGTCGGATGGTCAAAACCCTCCGTTCAGTTTGGACGCAGCAACTTTGGAATTTGCAACACATGACAGACGTTAAAGCTTTACAGCTTTGATGTTTCGGTTATAACTACACACACTAGACAGGAACTATTATGACAGGATATGTACGAGTCGATACAAGTAACAACATTGCTGACGGTAACGTCATTAGTGCAGCTGACCTCGACAATGAATTTGATGGTATTCAAGCGGCCTTTAACGCCAGTACAGGTCACAACCATGACGGTACTACTGGTGAGGGTGCTCCCATCTTGGTGTTGGGTCCGACACAGGATATTGTTGTTGGCTCATCCACTGTTACACCTAAGACAACAAACACCGTTGACATTGGTAGTTCTTCGCTGAAGTTCAAAGACTTGTTCTTGGCTGGTAATGCTTCTATTGGTGGCACATTGGCTGTCACAGGTGTTGCCACTCTCACAGCACAACCTATCTTGTCTAGCCTGACTGCGTCACGTGCCGTGTTCACTGACGGTTCTAAAGGTCTGGTGAGCAACGCCATCACTGGTACAGGCAACGTGGTGATGTCTGCATCGCCTACACTGACTGGCACTATCACCGCTGAAGCACTGACTACATCCAGCACAGTCACTTTGTCTGGCGGCACAGCCAACGGCGTGGCCTACCTCAACGGCTCCAAAGTCCTGACCACTGGGTCTGCGATGACGCTGGATGCGAGTGGGCAACTCGGTATTGGGCTTACCGACACCGTTGGCACAAAAGCGGCCATCAATTCCGTAAGTGCTGGAGCCATTACTCAGGTGGCCGGGTTTTTTAACGACACCGGAAGCAGCGCAACAACTGGCCAAGGTGTCCGGCTTTGGCTGACTACCCGCCCCGCTTCAGGCACTCCAAGGGGTGTTTACATCGACGCCCTGTATGACGGCGGCACCAACTCACACGCACTGGCGTTTTCCACCAATGCATCGGCTGCGGCTCCGGTCGAACGCCTCCGCATCACCAACGCAGGTAACGTAGGCATTGGGACGAGTTCGCCTTCCGCAGTTGGCACACGAACCACTGTT